CATTCTTGAATAGCTTCTGCATTAAACATAGGCTTATCCATTAAATCTTGAAACTGTTGTTTATTATAAGAATGTCTTTGAATTACATAATCACAATCATTTATATTTGTTGCATTTGGGTCTGGATAAAAATCCCAACAAGATACAGCTTCTATAGATGGAACTGTTTTAATTTTTTTAACTCTAATATTTATATCATTTCCTTCATCATCTTCAGCTGTACTAAATGAATTATATTCTTTTAAATCTGTAAATGGCCCTTTTAAAATTCCTGTACCTAGTAATGCCATTTCAAAAAATACATGACGCATTATTGTAATAGCTTTACTTTCTTCTAATTGATCATGCAATAATTTTTGCATTGCTTCTGCAGCTTTTCTTGCAGGTTCTATTTGTGGTTCTCCTGCTGGTGCAGGGCCATCTGTAAAACCTAAATTAGAATACTCTTGTGCAACATTTTTCATTAACTCATCAGCTGTTGCCCCTGGAGGTATTTCTTTACCATCACCATTAAAACCATATAGACTCATAGGTTCTTGTGGTTCTTGTGGTTGCTGTTGTTTTGCTTTTAGATGTGCTCTTTCAGCAATATCCTCTGGCATAGATGTTGGCATTACACCTAGTGGAAACTTACCTTGTGAAAATAAAACTTCTATAATTTGACCAAACGAAGCAAGGACTTTAGTCTTTGTTACTTTAACAAAAACTCTAGACTTTTCATTTTCTCGAAAAGCCATTTCTGGTCCATATAATCCTCTATAGTTTCTATAAGCCTTTAACCATCTTCTCTCATCATAGATTTTAGATGTTTCAGCTTGTTGAAATCTTTCTCTTATTAAACCAACTAAAGGACTACCCTCGGACTCATATCCGCCATTTTTAGTTTTATCTTCGTCCATTTAAACTAGTAATCTCTTTCTTCAGCCATTCTAAAGATTGCTGGATCTACTTTTGATTTTGATTTACCTTTTGCATCATTACCATCACCAGTCATAGAACCTTGTGTTACTTTTGAATTAGGATCTATTTGCATTGGTTCATTTGGTCTTTTAGCTACATCAGGTGCTAGTTCTCCGTGCATATATCTTTTCATCATGTTACTTGTCTCCTCCATTTAATAAATCTGTTTCACCATACTTCTTACCTTTAAAAGTACTTTTTACTCCAGAAATAACTTTTTTAATTTTTGTTTTATATTTTTTCATTACCATATTATGAGCTTCTTTTATCCCAGCAGTAACTTCAGGTATAAATCCACTATCTTTTCCTAGATTATTATCAGCCATAATTAGTAATCCTTTTCGTTAGCCATATTAAACAAAGACTGTTGAATATGCTCAGAGCCTGATTTAGTAGGCATATCTTGATCGTATTGAAAAGGTTCCCCTTTTCTTCTATTGTGTTGAGCAAAATCAATATTCATTGATTCTCTGTTTGGCTGTTTGCCATCAGCTGAATCACTAAATTGACCTTGTTTAACTTTTGCTTTTGGATCAAATTTTGTTTCCATGTTGTCTCCTATAATTTGATTTTTTTTATTGACAAAACATTCTTGGTTGGTATTGTTGTATATCCACCACCTTGTTTTATATCACCATTATCTTCAAAACCAAAATCTGCCATTACAACAGTTGTTGTTGAATTTTCAGTTATTAACCATCCAACGCTACAACAAATTGCTGTTTTAGATTTTTTAATATCTATCAAGTCAGTCCAATTAGTTTCGCCAATAATGTCTTCCCAATAAACCCTTACTAAAGGATAGGGGAAATCTTTTCTATTTATTTCTGGTATTTTTCTTTTTCTTGACACCTTTTAATTTACCAGAGTTTTCCATAGCATAAAAAACAGACTGGCCTTTTTTCTTGCCATATCTTTTTTCCATGTCTTGTTTAATTTTTTTACCTTTTTTATTTAGTGGCATGTTGAAATTTTATATTACCTGCTACAGATATTCTTTCTACATCTGAATCAAAAGAAGTTACATAGTGTCTTAAGTTTCCTGGAAACATAAACATAACATTTTTTTCTGGAGTAAAAGATCTTTCAGCTATTGTGTGTGCTCTTTCTTCACCATACAAAAATGATAATCTTCCTGGTGCTACTCCTGTCGATTCTGATTTTTCATTAATCATATCTATTGGAGCAGTTAAATGTAATGCAAATGAAACATCTGCACCTGGATGTATGTGTACAGGATTATGTTCTTTCTTTTGTTGAAAGTTAATCCATAAACTTACAAGTTTACCTGTAACTGCAGGTTTAGATCCTAGCTGTCTATACCAACCATGAATCCATGAGTCTATGTAAGGTTGAAATTGTTTTTGATAATATTTTAAATTATAATATTTAAATTCTTTTTCTATCTTTTCTGCTAAATGATTTCTATGTGATGTTCTAAGTTGTTTTCCTTCTTGTAGAAGTCTTTCACAAAGTATTTCATCTACCTTAGTTTTAGTGAGGTAAGGCCCCCATAAAAAATAATTATGTGATGGTAATTCCATTTAATACCCGAATTTGTTATCAACTACATGATAGTTGTTTTCTGAAAATGAAGATCTAAATCTTTGTGCATATTTAGGATGTGTAGGTCTACTCATACATCCATAACGTAGTGCATCATAAGCATGATCTTCTGCATTTGTATCTACGTCTTCGGGGTTGGACTTATCTGTTGGTAACGTACCTAAAGTTCTAATTAAATTTCTGCACGTTTTAAAAATTCTTATACCTGGATTTTTATCTATAACTTGTAATCTCTTGTGTATTTCCAGTTTACCATTAATTCTGCTTTTAGGTGATCTATCTGATGGTCTCCATCTACAACCATTTTGTATCATTGTCTCTGCTATACTTGGACCAACATCACCTCTCTTAGCCCATGTACTAACATCTAATACACCATAGTGAATATATTCTTTATTTTCTAAAGTAAGTACTTGTCTAGCGAACTGATCCGCTGTAACTTTTTTGGTATACAATTCTCTATAGATCCAGATATTGTTATCATAATCCACAGCAAACCAAAGCACACAAGCAGGAGAACTGTAACCCCAATCAGCAGCACGAAATTTATACCAACTCCTAGGGATCTCAAAAGGTTCGACCACGTGTGTCGTTTTACTAAATTCTGGAAATGCGGAATCTTCATATGCGTCCCAATCACCATCTAAAAATTGTTTACGCTGTGCTTCAGGTAAAGATGCAAGCATGATGTAATAATCATCAGTTTGCATTAGATAAGGATTGTCTTGTAACTTAGCAGGAATAAATCTACGGGTAATATATTTGGTTCCGTTAGGTGTATCTATCCCTACATTAAAAGCTGTATTTGGTTCTGCTGGATCAACAAACATTTCTCTGACCCATGTTGAACCAATGTTTCCTGGGTTTCCTGTTGCTCTTAGATAAACAGGTATTTCAGGATCTACACTTCTAAGTGATGATCTTAAAAAATTATATATATCTGGCGAAGGATATTGTGGAAGTTCGTCTATTCCTATCCATGTATATGATTGACCTTGGTATCTTAAAACATCCGTCATGTTCTCTGCGTAACCAAACTCTATCTTTGCCCCTGATGGGAATCGCCACTCTTTTTCTTGCTCTCTCCATTTTGCTCCTGGAAATGCTTTCGAGTATAATAGTTGAGACTTTTGAATTAAGTCTCTTAACTCTGGCATTGTCCTTCTTATTAGGAGTGCTCTGTGATTAGCTTTGGAACAATATCGAAGCGGATCAACTAGCATCGCATATGACTTACCACCGCCTCTTGCTCCACCATAAAATACTTCTCTTTCAGAAGCTGCAAGGAATTGTGTCTGTGGACCTTCATTAGGTTTAAAGATCACCTCTTGCTGATTTATGTGCTCTTTTACGTTTTTAGGAGCACTCTCGATTATGTCTTCCGTAAGTAGTTGAGTCTCTTTTCCTTTTAAAGACTTATCTATAGTTAACAGTTTATTTTTAATATTTTCTGCTGACTGTTTGGCAGATCTTAGAGATTGTTCTGCCTTTGCAACTTTCTTACGACTGCGAGCTAGAATCTGTTGTGTTGACTTCTTGGCTTTCTTTTGAATTATTTTCTTCGGTTTCGGAGGTGCTATTTCTTGCAAGTCTTTTTCTGAGTCCGACATGTGATATGTATCTTCCTGTTTTTCTATGTAGCCAAGATGCTGT